GAGAATGAGAAAGCAAAAGAAATAACAGGAAGCCTGAGCAAGCCTTCTAAGATGCCGGGCCACGCTTACGGTTTACCGGCTAAAGAATGCAAGACCGGCGGCAAGCTTCAAAATGTTAAAGGCTCGACGTGTTACGGCTGTTATGCATTAAAAGGCTGTTACGTTTTCAAAGTTGTACAAGATGCACAGTATAAAAGATTAAAAGCAATTAGACATCCTTTATGGGTTCGAGCGATGGCAATGCAAATCAACAGTAAAAAAACAAAATTTTTTAGATGGCACGATAGTGGAGATATTCAAGATCTTAAACACTTAGCAAAAATTTTTGAAGTCTGTAGACGCTCCCCGGATGTTCAACACTGGCTGCCGACTCGAGAAGCGTGGACGGCTAAGTATCAGGACAGAGCGCCAGAAAATCTAAAATTAATTTTTTCTATGCCGATGGTCAACCAGGAAGCGGCGGGCAAGTTTAATTATACCTCGACTGTGGTCACAGACCCGAGCAAAGCGACTTGCCCAGCTCCGCAGCAGGGCAATGAGTGCAAGAGTTGCCGGGCTTGCTGGGATAAGAAAGTAAAAAACGTTGCCTATCTGGCCCACTAGTTTAGAATGGTTCTAATGTGGCATCACCCTAAATATTACAAAGAGCTGGCCAAGAAGCGGAAAGAGTTCGAGAGAGAACAAGCGGACAAGCGAGCGAGCGAGCAAGCGCACAGGCGGGCGGGTGGGCCCGAAGATCACAAGCTGACAAGCAGCGATCAAGCGTCCGATGAGGACTCAAGCAACAAGCGCTGAATGTGGTCCCAATCGTTCATTGCGAGGGAAGGCGTTTCGCGGTGGTCTGCAAGCAGACCGGGGATCGAGCTACTTTTAAATAACTTTATACATTTGAGGGAAGGTATCTGTACGAGTATAAAGTTACGTTTTGTACGAGTTAAGTGAAACAACTTTTGATGTGGACTGAAGCTAATTTTATTACCATTAGCTACCTTTAACTCAACCATAAAAAAACCACAAGAATCGTTGTATCCCAATAGATCTGGCACACCAAAGGATGCCCAAGATTCTAGTCTTGTCCACTGAATTTTAGGTGTATTTTTCTTAATTAGTTTCCAAAATTTTGACTCTGGTTTCATCGTACATCGTACGTAAATCGTCCGGATAAATCGTACACTTATTGACTTATAATCGTACATAATATAAAAGTCAACTATGCCTAGAACTCCGGTATTAACTGAACAACAAATGAAATTTGCTACACTCTTAGTGTATGAAGCAGGTAGAAAAAGCCCTGGAGAGTGTGCCTTTGAGGCAGGATATAAAACTAGACCAAGACAATCAGCATCAGAATTAAGAAATCCAAAAATTTATCCATTGGTAGCAGCATACATAAAAGAATTAAGACAGGAAGCTCAAGAAAAATATGGGATAAATTATCAGAGTCACTTGCAAGAAATGGCAAGACTACGTGATGAATCTAGAATGTTAAAACAAATGTCCCCCGCCGTGACCGCCGAAAAGAATCGAGGCCAAGTCGGAGGACTATATGTCGAGCGACAAGTTAATACCAACATCAATGTAGATCTAAGTAAATTATCTCCTGCAGAATTACAGGACAAATTAGATAAGATGTATGAAGAAGATATTAAAGATGTTACGCCCAGAAAATCAGAACCAGAAGCATCAGAATCAAAACAAGACCCTGAGTCCGATTAGTCATTTCGTTTAGCCAACAATACACTCCGTGTATTTTTCGTCCGGCTGTTTTTATTATTTCCATAAAGCACTCCTTGTGAGTTTGGACCCTTCCTCGGTGGAAGTTGGCTCCATTTTACGTTAGGCATATTCTTAGTCAAGGTTTTATTTTTCACTTATTTTCTCCATTTTTATTATACAACCTTTTGGAAATACATTTCTATCAGAAAATAACTCATCACCTTCTTCGTAAGATGCAAACGTCCAAACATATTTTTTATCTTTATCAAATAAATATGCGTGAGTTATCATCGTTGATGGAATCAAACCAAGTGAGTCGTGTGCATTTGCGTGGCCCGAATCCCCCGTCGGATCAATCCAAGTAATTTTGTAATAGTAATATCGTTTCTTTTTAATAACGACTGATTTGTATTTTGATTTTTTAGGACGTCTCATAATCTATCTTATAATGTATAGTGAAATATTTAGGCAAAAAAGTTTTCAAAAAAACAAAAAGGGTCGCGCACGCCGAGTACATCTGTGCCAAGCCATAATTGCCAAAAAGCCAGTGTTTATACCATTTGTGCCAAGCTGTGCCAAGAGAAATCAGTGTCGTGGCACAGCTATTATTCAACAATACCAACACTTTTAGACTATTTTTGGCCTTGTGCCACCTGTGCCACCATATTTTTTTAATGACTGAAAAAAAACTTTGCCCTAGAATTCTACTATACACTGGCACACCCCTTATTTATGCAATAATTTGACCACACTTGTGCCATTTTTAATAATTTTACGGACTCCGGAGCCCTGTATTTCAAATTTAGCATATGGTGCCCATTGTTTACGTATCAGATTTAGTTCTAAAATCAGATTCGACCATTGTTTGGGACTTATGTTTGTCCCGACTATACTCACCTTTTTCATAATCTATACACAATTTACCATCGAGGTGATCCATTTCGTGTTGTATGCATCTAGCCTCCAGATTGTAAAATGTTTTTATATGTTCCTCTCCTTCCTTATCTTGATACTTTAAAGTAATTCTAAGGTACCTTTTTACTTCTCCTCTTTTGCCTGGTGCAGATAAACACCCTTCAAAGTCTGTTAAAGTTTCCTCACTATTTTTCACTATGATAGGATTAATAAATATTTGTGGACTTTCTTGAGATCTAGTGCAGTCCATCACAAACATACGTAATTGATAACCAACTTGTATTGCAGCCAAACCTATGCCGTGGTGTTGGTACATAGCTCTTGTCATAAATTTTATAAGTCTTTCTGTCTTATCATCTAATGGAAAAGACACGTCATTACTTACCGATCGTAAAAATACGTCAGGATATTTGACTAATTCTATATACACAAGTGCCTCCCAGTCTCCCGGTTGGCACCGTGTTGCGCATTATCCATTATGGATTCCATTAACTCTGTCTAAAAGTAGGTGACATAAATCTTTTCAAAGACTCTGCTTTCAATACAATTCTTGCAGGCTCTGGTGAGTTTATTAATCTACTCTCCTGTAATTCTATTTTTCTAATCTCTTCTAATCTACCATCCATTGTTTCAATATAAATAGGGCAATCAGAAATTATTGTCCCTTTCATATCATTAGTGAATTTCCCTAGAATTTGTTGAAAGTCTCTTACTCTCATCTATTTTTCCTCCTATATGTTTTGCTAATTCGTACCATTTTTTTCTCCACATCTCTTTTACTTCACCACCTGTTTTATGATACATTCTAGCAATATTATCCAGTCTTCTCATTTCGATGTCTATAATACTCATCTACCCTCCTTAAAAAGTTATGTTTATATTTTTGGAACTCACTACCTTCAACCACAAACTCTTGGTAGTAATTATCTTTACTACACATCATAATCACACCCTTTGTTATTTGAGTGTTGAATAAGATGTTATGTGCCATCGCATATGCAGATAGCTGCAGAAAATAATCATCAATCCATTCTCTTTTCTTTGGTTTATTAGTTTGCTTGAAGTCTATGATTGCGTCCTGGCCTTTGTGTATACCAACTAAATCTGTTTGGCCTGCGTATAATCCAGGGTAATATAAGGTACATTCTGTGCCGTAATATTCTGTAACATTTGATAATCCACTTTGAATAACTTGTATGGCCATATTGTGAGCTTGTTTACCAACTGTTGTTTCATCAAGGTAACCTTGCTCCAGGATATACATCTCAAGAATCTTGTGCATAGCCGTGCCTCTCGCGCCTGATTCATCCACGATCCGCGTTGCTTCGGCCTCGCCTTTCGACTCACGCCATCTGGCTAACGCTTCGCGCTTCTCGGCTGATTGAGTTTGGTCCAGGATATCCT